CCGAGTACTTTTGTCATTTCTTTCTATTAACAAATCACGACCAAAGAGGGTAAAAGAGAGGAGTACTCAGGCTAAAACCTGGAGAAAGTCCCCTCAGAGGCCGTTGCACCTGTGGGTGCGGGTGGGTTGGATGGGGGCTAAGCCCTACCATCCTACAAAGCAACAAGAGCTCCTTCGGCTGCCGTCAAGCCAAGTCTTTCCATGACCTTGGCTCCACCTTTAGCAAAAAGCTTGCCTCCAATGTATTCGGCTCCATGAATAAGACCCGTGCCTAATCTGGCTAGGGAATCTTCCCCGGCATGAAGAAGTCTGGTTCCCCATCCTTCGTGTTTAGATGCCTCGGGATCATGAATGGCCGCATTGGCTGCTGCAACCAGAGTTTTGTGGGCTTCAACCCCAATCCTTGGCGGTTTTGTAGCAGTATTTTGCAAAGCTGATTGAATTGGGTACTTGCAACCATCAGTTCTTCTAATCGTGTAGACGTAATTTTGTGCTCCTGCCTCCGGCACGTAAATCAACCACTGAGACATAGGAGTGGAGGATTGAATCGCAGTATAAGCTGCTTGCCAGATGACATTGTCATTATTCGTAGGTACGTCTCCTTCCGAAAAGTCATAAAACCGCTCATAGTCCACTTCGTTATTGGGAGCGCAAACGAACGTTCGCTTGTGTATCTCAATAGCAGGGATCTCTTGAGTGTGCCTGTTGTTGACAACAAAATTCTTCATACCATTGAATGTGGCCAACGTAATAGAAATCCAATTGTTGGCTCCATTATCAGCTCCGAAAGTAATCGGAAATGGTGAAGTAATTGGGCATGCGTAGACTATTCCAGCCTTGTTCAGCTGAGATGTGACGTTCTGTAGTCTAAGCCCCAGGCGCATAGGTTTGATGCTCAAAGGTTGAGCTCCCGCAGTTGCTCCAAGTTGCTGTCCTGCGAATACATTACCACCAACGGGATCCAAAGAGCCATCTGCCTTATTGTAAAAAGTGGTAAGCAGGTAGGTCGTTGGAGTCCACGTGATTAAGTAGATGTATTCGTATCCAGCTGTATGATTGTAGGCCGACGATATCATAGAATCGATCGGAACAAACTCAGAGTGCGGATGACTAGTAGGAACATGACCACGATTATGAAAAGGCGAATAGAGCGCCATTGGATGTACTCCAGAGCCATTACGCCGCATGGGTTTGGGCTTCGGGTTCTTCTTTGGTGCTTTCTTTGCCTTCTTTCGAGGTTGTTGCTGTTGTCTTTGAGAAACTTCAATTTTGATCTTGTTGTTCTTGCTCTTGTTAGATTGCTTGGGTGGCATACTGGTTGTCTTAAAGAAATAGGTTCCTTCTGAGTACAGTCACTTGACTTGTCTATTTCTTTCGCTTGGGCTAGCTCATCAGTCCGCTTTCATTAGCCCCATCCAACCCAGCCACACTATCCACAGGTGTCTTTTGTCACCATGGTGTCGAACATGGGACAAGTAATAATGCAAGGTACTCTCTCTATAGAGTGAATTGTTTCATACATACTGACAAATTGATCCACACTGATGTTGTAAACAAATTCCATGTAATCAGCTATCCTATCATAATCGCAAGTTGTTGTCTTGTGAGTGATAAATTGTTGCTTGTATTTAAGCATTTCTTCTACTTTGGCTGATCCTCTGTTCACGTGTTTTGTCAGTTCAAACGTCTTCCTCGCAATATCTCCAATTAGTGGAACGAAACCGGCTTGAATGATTGTGGCCTCCGACACTTGACGCAACCAATCAATTGGATCTTCTTGCACATCCGTAGCCGTTCCCATTTTAAACATCCTTCTTCCTATTGTGGGTCCCCAACTTATGGTTTTGACCCCATTTTCAATTACTGGATACAATCGATTTCCAAGAAATACAGCCCGCCGTGCATCAAAATGCAATTTCATATCTCGAGCTTCAAAGCCGTATTCCTGGATTATTTCAGATACTCTATTTTCCATTCCCTCCTTGTACTTCACGACAGTCAAGGAGTCATCACCAAGCACTGCTATACGAAAGGTAGATGAAAATGATTTAAATTGTTCGGGTGTTATCTCCATTATATCTTTATCAAATTCTACTTCTAGAAACGCGCTTAATTGGACGAAGTAATTGATGAGAGCATTCATAAGGGCTGTATCCGCCCGGCCGGAAGCATTCATTATTGGTGCCTTCACCAAGGTGCCACTCCGGAATTTGCCCTTCGGCTGCTTCCAAGATTCGAGCACATGCATAAACAATTCGTTATCCAAGGGCAGTCCCCAATGTCGGTATACTGAATAAACGAAAGAAAATGCATCTCGGTTGTAAGTGGCATCGAATTTGGAGAAGTCGTTTTCAATGATCACGTAAATTATGTTCTCCTCTCCAATACCACCATTTTGTATTTTTATCTTGAAATCATTACCGAAAATATTCCTCGCCCACCTATTCCCCTCCTCAGGTCCCAGACCGCCAAAATATGTACCACAATTGTCCAAATTTAGAATAGAGTGTAAATGGTTTGTTGTGGGTCGCAAAAATGGTCCAGCCAAGACTTGTGAGATGGGTGATGGGTTACAAATAATCCTCGGATTCATAGCAGGCCTTTTGCCTCCAATATCGCAGCCGTGGGTGTCAAGCTCTCTCTTCAAGAAGAAGCTGAAGTCTATTTTGGGTAAATTCGTTCCTTTCTTTTTGTCTTTGCCAAATTCGAGTAATGCTCTGTAATAGATGGATTTCTTCCTCGGTTCAAATGTTGATATCCACGTTTTGCCGCTCCAATCAGTTATTTTCCATAGACGTTCATTTATTTCGTCAACATTCTTCTTCAATTTATACAGATATTTATCAACATTACTACGATTAGCTATACCCAACGAAAGTAAGTCTCTGGCCACTACTCCTTCAGGACTAAAATCATAAGCAATAACGGGCATAGGTTTAATTACAATGGGATCCCCCAACAACCCATGTTTAATGGCAAAGTCAAATAGCTTTGAAAATCGGCCGGGCTTGGCATCAGAAATAGGCTTGGCGAATATACGAACTTGCAATGTCTTTTCCTCTATATCTTTATTGCCCAAGTTCAAAACTCTCCCCCTAGTGCCGATCCCAACTCCAACCAACTGTGACCCAGACGAAGTTTTGTCCGTCCTCATCCTCCTACTTGTCTTCCAACCAGGATCCTTGCCATTGTACTTATCTTCACACTTCAGGTTGTCTCGCAATGGCTTAGGTTTGTAATATGGATTGGCAGGCTTGAGGATCGTAGGATAGGGCAAATAGTGCAATTTGGAACCACTGTCTGGCATGTAGTGTAAGTTATCTCCGGCCCTAACTTGGTGCTCGTATACATTATTCCTACTAGCGTAATAGCATGATTCACAATAGCCTTTTACCCATTTATATTTGAGAGGTGCAAACTTGCGGCAGTACACACAACGTTTTTCGTGGTGCTCCTTTTCTTCTAAAGGCAGACCTTTGCTCTTCCTAGCAGCGTATACTAACTCCAATTTGACGTCCCCTCCGGACATGTAGAATTCTCGAACCTTGGGGTGCTTCCGCAAGTAATTGTATAACACATCCAACAAATCATCCATATCAATATTTCTATTTTCATAGGCCGTTAAGTATTCATCAAACTTTGGATTATCCTTCCTATGTCCATATTCTATCACAAATTCTTCCTGGTAAACTTCTTCAGGATGTTGATTTAAGATGGCTTCAATTTGTTGTCGTATTATTTCTTGGTACTCTCTCGTCTTTTCCTTGGCGGATTTCTTTTTCCCCTTCTTCCTTCGAGCTGCATAAAACAGATCTACTCCTTCGTTTCTTGGGACTAAGGATTTGGCCAATGTCTTACTGACTAACACATTTGGATCAACCCAGCTTTTGGCCACATGGTTGGCTAATTTCAAATAAGCTGCTTCATAAGCTTGTAAGTGGTTGATGCTCAATTGTGGATTGCCGGCCATTAACAATTTCCTTAGATTTTGAATTCGAGCGGCTACGTTGCTGTTAACTAGAGTACTAACGAGATTGCTATGATATTGAGATGTTAGTCCGATCCCTCGATTGTACTCTCCGTTCGCCAATGGTGTGTCTGAACTAGTAGCATTACCGACACAGCAACTTTTGAGACAGAAATGTTTTACCCATTCTTTCTTGTCCCCCCGATTAACCGAATGTGTGTGAATAACAAACTCAATTGAAATGGAATCTTCAGGTTGACACTTACCATCAATGCGTTGTCTAACTGGATAATAAAAAGTGCCAGTTGAAATCAAATCTGGAAAAACGTCATCAATCCCTTGATCCATCTTCATCTCACTAAAGTCATTACAAACATTTTTCGGTTTCCGCTCTAAAGCATGATCGATCGTAGTGGCATGTGTTAACAAAGAAGCTTCAGAACTAGCCCAACTATAATACCAACCTCCATCGACATCTGTCAAATGGGGGAAAGCGTAATTATCCATAGAATATTCTTCAAAACTAGTTGAGTTGTTCCAAAATATGCCTACAATCGCTTCCTTGCTACATTTTGAATGATAGTTCCATAAATTCCATGCCGTCAGAGGGTGTAGTGGTCCCTCGTTTACGAATATGATGTTTCCATTAAAAACACGATCATGCATCTTCGGGTACCAAGGCACTGTTGTTCCGAGACCCCACCTATCTCCGATATCTATTTTGGCATAACGAGCTACATCGGACACTATTTCTGGATAATTGAAAGTTGTATCGATGCCTAAGATCCGATAAGTGTCACTGTGTGCTGTAGTCGTCTTGCTTTTTGATATGACATCTTCGAGAGATGGTCCCTGGTAAAGCCCATCTTGAACTATCCAGGTTAATCCCAAACATGGCAGTTCCGGTGCCTTGATAAATATGTCGTTGTACTCCTCTTCTGTAGGTTCAACTCGTCTCGAAGTGGCTGTGAGAAATTTTGGGATGCCTAAAGCTACCTCAACAATTCCAAAAGCTACTCCGACCAATGAGCCAGTAACCAGGTCTTTGATACCTTCCACCAATCCAGTTTCGCGCATGTCACTCCACAAATTCTCTGCCTCGACAATAAGTCCAGCATTATCATGGGCTGTCAAAGCGATCTCATTTTGTTTCAATAAAGAGGACAAATCAGCTCTATATGGTGGTTCAAACCAAGATTGAATCGAGAAGGTTTGAAGGTCTGGAATGATTTTCCTCACGGTGAATCTCCTCTGATTGTAGGCTTTAGAGGGCAAAATCGTAGTCACCGGAGGTTTATCCAAAGACACTGGATCAGTAGTTAAGTGAACCGTTCCTCTCTTAGGAGGGAGTACAACTCTAACGATCTCTTCTTCAGATTGGGCACTTTCTCCATCACTATCATGATCGTCGTCGCTCTTAGGTATTTCCTCCTCGACCAGCTGCTCTTGAGTTTTAACCTTTGTGGTTTTCAGGGTTCGAATATAAGCAACATGGCCAATTTGGTCCTCCCAATTAGCTCCAAAGAATTTGACAGTTTTAGGATATACACAAGGATTATAGTCGATCAAAACGACTTTGGGATCTTCCTTTGGCCGATTTCTCATCACAACCAATTCTCTTCCCGGTACCTTTAATGCCAATCTAACGTAAGAAATGTTGAGATCGTCTAAAACCTGGGACAACTCTGGAAAGGAGACCTTGACCTCATCCTTCATTCTAAGCTTGTGGGCTTCGAAATAGTCTGATAATCGTTGATTTCCTCTTCCGGATTCCATTAAATCTTTTAATGTTTGATAAAAACACGGGTTGTCCGATCCATAATCCAATGAAAGGTAGTATTTTAATCCCTCCATTTGGTCAGTAAATTCCAAATTTCCTATGGATCTCGATTCAGGTTTCAAGTTCACTTTCATGCGATAATGTTTCCTCTTTCTACCGGCATATTGCACCTCTCCGAAATACGGCTCTCCTTTAACCGTTGCATCGAGCAAGAGGTACAATACCAGAGTGTCGACTATAAAGAGGAGTCTCTGAATGATTTTCCTGATAAAATGTTTTCTCATTCTCCGGGCTGATATCGGCAGGCTCAAAAATTGAGCTACAGTCAGGATACTCATACTGGTAATCATCAGGATGATTGGTACATACCGTAAGAACCTCAGGTACCGAGACAAGTACTTGAAAATGTAAAGTATGAAACCAATTAAACACAAACGACAGAAGTGTGCGATTTTGTTTTCCCCCCCTATCTTTTCGGACGCACTGGGAGACACATTAATTTTGGGCGTGGACATTTTGTTTGAATATTATTTTTACTGAAACTATTTACTCGATGGAGATGTAGTTGGGCTCTGCTCTTCGGCCACTGTATGTAAACACTTCAATTCCGCTGTGATTGAGCCTAAGGCTACGCCTAAGAATGGAATCGATGACTGATGTGGGCAAATCACCGATTGGTCTAATAGCTGGGATGTGGGAGGTATTTGAGACAGCAATCAAATACATTAGAAATACTGTCATACCTGGCTGTCGTAATGGACAAAATAGGTCAGATTCATGGCAGAGGTTCCGACGCTCTCCCAGAAGTCCAACAAACATTACACATTACGGCCCTTCGCTACCGCACCATTCATAGGTTCGAGGTCTCACGATTGTTACCTCCTCGATATCACTTTGGTGTCTACTACCTTACTAGGAAACAGATTCCACTTGCACCTTGATCCACCAAGATGGTTCTCCAGTGGGTATAAATACCCTTTTTGGTCTTGCAGTTTTAGTAATATAGACATCTGATGACCAACTGATGTCCGTAAAGAAAATAAATAAATAAAACAAAATGAAACCAAACCAAAATCGGAAACAAATTCTAACGACGGAGGAACGAGTCCAACGCCGTTGATGTGAAAACTAAAAGCGTATTGAAAAATAAGGAGATTTATATTACAAAGTAACACAGTGCAAACTACGGCCCGACTGATGAACTAGTCAAAAACAGTCGAGCCGCGTACCCTTTGGGATTCGGGAAAGAACTAACCGTGGTCTTGAAACCGCCTACAAAGCTCG